TTCAGCAAAAGTATCTAAATCTGAACGTTTTCCTTGTTCACCACTTTTGCCATTCCATGTACCAAATTCTATTGGTGGAGCATAAATAATTTTATCTTGCTTATAATTTTTATGATCCTTACTGATATGGTCCTCTCCACATTCTGATCCGGGACACATGCAGTAATGACGCGCTTGATCAGCTCTACCATTTCTCTTAAAGAATCTGAGTTTAGAGCCTCCACAAATTTCAACTAACGTATTACGTTTGATATTTGAATTAAATTCAATATAGCCTTGAATATGGATATTTTTGGTCTTAGGACAGACCTCAACTTGATATACACAGTATCTAAAGTGTTTGTGGGTATCTGGAACAGTAAACTTGTCCAAGTCGTAACATGTAAAACATGCTGTTTTTCCATTAAGAAAGTCTTCACTAGATTTAGCCTTGGGCATATTGGTGACGAGTTACGGAAGTATGGGGTAATAGTAGTCCTTTGGACGCCCCATACTTCAATGCGTAATTCGTAAAAAAATGATGGTATGATCATCAAAATAATTTTTTTAAAATTTTATTAAATTTATTTTTCTATATATAGAATTCCGGAATTCCAATTATTGTATATGGATTCCAAGAAATTAATTGAATTATTAAAATGCCCAGACGTACTATGCGTACTAAGATGTATCGTAGAAGAAGTCGTTCTCAATTCAGGAGACGACCCATCAGAAAGTATGGACGAAGATTCAAACGAAGAAGAGGATTCAGACGATATAGAAGAACACTCAACATCCCTACGCAGCTCCAGAATATTACCTTCAAAAAATTCAAATACACAGAAAACGCAAACACGTTCCTCTTAATAACAGATAATACATTTGGAACTCAAAGACAGTTCAATATCAATAGTTTATGGTCACCTAATAATTTTTCAGCTGGTGTAAATATGCCAACATTACAAGAATTAAGTTCGTTATATTTGAATTGTAAAGTATTTGCTTGCAAAATGTCTGTTAGATTTTTCAATTTAAGTGCAAATCAAACTGGATTGGGACAAATAGCAGGAACAAGCCCTATGACATGTTATATAGCAACTATACCTTATGGTCAAACTTTACCAAGTCCAACAACGTTAAGTGGATGGGAACAAATGAAAGATTATATTACTGGTAACCCTAGATATTGTGCACACAAAACGTTAAATCAAACTGGAAATGATCAGAGTATTATAAAACTAACAAAGTATTATCATATTGGAAGATTGCTAGGAAATGATTTACAATTTAAAGCAACACCGACATGGAATCAACCTATTAATTCAGCAGGTCCTACTGCTAATCCTACAAATATTACTGGTTGTCAAGTTGGAGCAATATTAGCAGATAATTCATTAATTACATCAAGTTATAAAATTGGTATAACAGTAGACATGACGTTTTATTGTAAATTTTGGGGAATGAGATTTGAAACACAGTAAATAAAGTTTATTAAAAATAATTAGTGTAATGTGTGTTGAATGGGATCGATCCATAAAAACCCTCCGGGTTTTTATGGCCCCCCCAACCAACCGCGCCCTGGCGGGCAGGTTGGTTGACCCCCTTGGGGGGTGGTTGCTTTCTTTCACAAGAACATGAGTGATAACAAGTTTAACTAGTATTTATTTCATAAATCATTATATCATCTTTTACAACATTAGGGTCAGTCATATGTATCACTTCTGTGATTCTTCTTTTGAGTGCAGCTTTTGATGCAGGCGAGACATTAGGATACCATAAATCAGGATTTATATTTGAAGTTATATAGATATGTACTGGTTTCCATGGTGTGAAAGAACCTTTTACAGGAACATCCATTGGATAACGATCAAGTAATTGTAACAAATAAGAAATTTGAATTTGAGATCTAAATTCATCAAATATTACAACAGGTTGTTGTTGATAACCATTAAACCATTCGTATTTTCCTTCAATTTTGAAAATATCTTCAATAGGATATGTAGAATATGCTTGGTATGTTTTACCAAGACCAGTATCTCCCCAGATAACAGTGACTTTTGGTGGATCACGTAAAGTAGGTTTAACAGCAGATCTAAGTGCATGTATACGTGATGAATGAAGTAAATATTGTTTTGGAAACTGATCAGCAAGTTCCCAGTCTTTTTTACCAGATCTAACAGCTTCAGCAAAAGTATCTAAATCTGAACGTTTTCCTTGTTCACCACTTTTGCCATTCCATGTACCAAATTCTATTGGTGGAGCATAAATAATTTTATCTTGCTTATAATTTTTATGATCCTTACTGATA